TAGTTTTGAAATCATGAATGGTGAACTTGAATTCAATAAACATAATAGACTTGTAGTTTCTGAAAGATTTGAGAAATTGAGCTTCAGTCTTTACGAGTACATGATAAAACAGTACAATGAACTTGAAAATAAAACTGAAGAAGAAAAGAAAGAACTTCTTTTAAAAACTTCCCTTATACATAATTATCTAAGAGATTATAGCTTTGCAGCAACAGCTGATGCAACAGCAAAACTTAAACTTGCATGCAGAGATGGTAAAGAAGGTTGGAAAAAAATGCTGTAAACAATAAAAATACCCCTTGACTTTTAAGAGAAAAGGGGTATAATATATCATATTAATAGTAGCACATTGTAATGTAAATAGAGAATACCCTAGTTTTGGAAGAAAGAATTTAATAGTAGCATAATGTTAAACTAAAGAGCCTTAATTGGCTCTTTTTGTTTTGTATTAAGTTTAATTTATAAAAAAAATTGAAAAAATAGCTTGGTTTTTTCAAAAAGTATGGTATAATATTAATGTGAAAGGAGGTATATTTTGATAAATGAGTGTATAATAGACAAAAAAATAAGCCTTGCTGGCTAGAGCAAGACTTAAGTTCTTACTAAAAGTTCGAAAATTGTTATAATCTTCGTATATAGATTATAACAGAAGCTTATAAAAAAAACAAGAAGTGGAGTGATCTATATGAAAAAAATAACAAAAGAAGATTTTGTTGAAGTAAAAGAAAATACATTTTCAAAAGCAATAAAACAAGTTGTTGAAATACTTAAAATTAAAAGTAAAATACAGAATTTCAGATTTTTAGCTCATAAAAATTATTTAGTTGTAGTTTCAGCAGAATTTAGAATGAATTTTGTATTTGATAAATATGATGGAAAGTATTATGTAAAAGAACTTAGTTAGTTTTTGAGACTATAGGAGAAAAAATGGTTGAAGAGCATAAGAAAAAAGGTGGAAAAAGAGAAGGAGCTGGAAGAAAGCAGTTAAGTGATAAAGAAAAAAGAATTAAAACTTTTACTATAACACTTACAGAAAAAGAAAGACAATATGCTGTTGAAAAGATTGAAAAATATAAGAAATCAAAAAGATTGAAATCTAGAGCAGAAGCTTTTCTAAAATTAATGGAAGAGTTGTAAAATCTTATTTACTTTTATTATAATTATTAATATTATTAAGCAAGGAAAAACTTAATAATATTAGGAATTGGAAAGAAATAATTACGAAGAATTTGGAGATAACTGCGAAAGATTTAGAAAAAACTGCGAAAGATTTAGAATTTAACTGCGAAGAATTTGGAAAGTGCGAAAAATTCGGAAGAATTAGCGGAAGTACTGCAAACATTAGATTAAAATCTTAAGAGAATTAGAACTGCGAAGAATTTGGAAAAACTACGAAGAATTTGGAGCTTTGAAAAATAAGAGCTTAAATTCTAGTAATAAAACTGCGAAGAATTCGGAAATATAGAAAAAGCTGAAATTGCGAAGAATTTGGAGAGTTGAGAAATACTGCTTTAAATTGAAGCAACTAAAGTACGAAAGATTCGGAGTAAGAAAAATGGAGAAAAGTGATGAAAAATAGAAAAGAAATAGTAACTTATCAAAATGAATTTGTAGATAAATTTGTGCTGGATTATAAGCAGAAAGAGTTAGATTTATTTTTTGCAATTATATTTCAGATGCAAAGAAATTCAAAAATAATAGAATTTCAAAAAGAAGATATAAAAAAATCAATAAAAACGAGCAATCTTACATCTGAAGATTTTACTAACTTGATAAAAAGTTTATCAAGACAATCAATCAGATATAAGACAATGGAACAAATAATTGATGAAGAAACAGGAAAAATTCTGGCTAATCCTGGAGCATTTGTTACTATCAATTTCTTTGATATGCTAATTGAAGAGGACGATAAAGTGACAATAAAAATAAAAAAGGAATTTCAANTAAAACTGTCTTCAAGATATGAAAAATTACTATTCATTCTTCTAAATAGATGGAAGACATTTAACAGGGTATTTTCAACAGATTTTGAAGAATTTAAAATTAAAATGAATATTCCGAAGAGTTATAAAAACAATGATGTTAAGCGTATGATTGAAAAAGCTAAGGCAAACATAGAAAAAAATACAAAAATAAAATTTGAATTTGAATTTATAAAAAAAGGAAGAAAAGTAGAGAAGATTAATTTCTATATTTCAAATGCTTTAAGAGAGATGCTCATAAAAGCAAAAGACGAAAATACAAAAGAAATTGAAAGAAGAGTCTTGTTAGCAGGATTAAGAGCAAATGACATTGATGTAGAAAATCTCGAATCAATAGATATTGATGAATTTTAAGGAGAAAATATGAAAAAAATAGCAATTGCAAATAATAAAGGCGGAGTAGGAAAAACAACTACAGTATTTAACTTGGCTCACTATTATGCTAGAAAAGGAATGAGAACACTGGCGATTGACACAGATCCGCAATTAAACTTGACAATAAACTGCGGAGTGAATATTGAAAATTTACATGCAACACTAGGTGATTATTTGCTTGAAAGAGTTAACTCTTTTGAGCCTGAAGAAATAGAAGAAAATTTACATTTAATCAGTGCTGGTGCAAATGCTGAAAAAGATATGAGCGATTTAAAAAATCAGGGACTATATTATTATCAATTACTCAATGATTTTTTAGATTATGTGTCAGGATATTATGACATTGTTGTTATTGACACTGCTCCAGCATTTAATGCATACACGACTTCGGCAATTTATGCATCAAGCGTTTACCCGGTATTAATACCAGGGATGAATGAGTTAATAGGATTAAATGCAACTATTGACTTTACTAGGGGATTAGGAAAAGAAATATCCGGGATTATTTTAATAAAAAAAGAAAAGACCGCTTTATCAGATCAAGTTCAAAAACAATTAGAAGATGAATTTGAAGGAATACTTTTAAACAAAATAATCAGGAAAAATGTGGCACTTGCAGAAAGTATAATAACACACCAATCGATATTTGATTATGCATCGTCTTCAAATGGAGCAAAAGACTACAGCAAGCTTGCAGAAGAAATACTGGCGAGAGAGGGGATATAATGCCAAAGAAATTTAATCTAGGTATAAATAACAGCAATAGCAAAAAAGTTCCGACAGTGGCTAAAATAGAAAGTATTTTTAATATAAATTATGAAGAATTAGAAGTTTCTGGAGAAGAAAAAGAAATGTTGATAAAGTATGAAAATGATATAAATTTTCATAGGGAAAAAACGATGGAGCATATTTTTAAGTTCTCAAAAGCAATATATGAAGCAAATCAAATTTTTGCAAAAAATAGAAACGGAACTTTTGGAAAATGGATTGAAAAAATTGGAATTGACAGAGATTCTGCTAATGTAGCAATAAGAAGATATAATTTATATTTAGAAGCTGAAGTAAAGGGAATAGAAGAGCCTAAAAAAGTTCTATCTTTACCTAACAGAACTGTAAAAGCACTGACTGGACAGAAAAAAGAATTTGAAGAGGCAGAAATAGTAGAAGTAATTACTGCAGAAAATCCAGGGGCAAAATTAAAAGAAATAGAAGAAAAAAAAGAAGCTGTAAAGCTATCAGATACTGAAGAAAAAAAGGCATTTCTGATGAAAGAAAAAATAAGAAAACAACATCTTATAAAAAAACTTCAGGATGAGATAAAGGAAATAGAAGTAGAAATAGAAAAAATAGGTAAATAAAAAAGGCATTATGCCTTTTTTTATTTATGCCAGTCATTAGGAAAGTCCATTAATTTTAAAATGTCGTTTATTGGAAGAGGATTATTTCGATTTCCTTTTGTTTCCCAGTTAGTATTTAAATCTTTTTCTAAATTTATTATTAATACTTTCAAGTCTTCAGTTAATTTTTCATACTCTTTTTTTGGTAGAAAAAATTTCAGACCTTCATATATAGAAAATAACTTTTTATTGTTACTTGTTATTCCAGATGTATTTGATAAATTTAAAGATTCTTTAACTGTATAATTATAAAATCGTTCATTATGTCCTGCAGCATTTCTAAATCTTGAACAAGTTTTCAAAAATGAACCTATAAAAAGTCCATCTATTGTTAAATAAGTTCCATATTCAATTTTAAAGAGATCTTGGCAACAAATAACAATTTTGCTTTTTACGTCATTAAATAAAACAGAAAAAAGTTTACTTAGTTCTCCAAAAGTAAGAAAATGTATAACAATCCAAAAAGGGATATTATCCTTTTTTGTACGATTATAATGAGAAATAATAGGTAGTTTATTGTTATTTTTTATATTTTGAAGAGCAGTAATTATATCTGTGATTGTCTGTTTTGTTTTCTTTCTTTTAAAATAATTATTTTCATCTAAATAAGTTTCAAGATTATTTATACCATAATGTTCAGAAAAATGGTAGGCAATCATTGTTTTAAAAAATCTTTCAATTTGAGTAAGATAATTAAAAAATAAAGTTCTTAAGTTTCTATCAAACTCATATAGAGATTTTAAATCATTAAAATGAGCCCCATCACGATAGATTTCTCGTCTTCTAAATATTAAAAAAGGGTCTTTATAAAAATTTACAATAGAGTAATAATTATTTCTCATCAAGTAATAAATAGTATCTTCGTCAGTTTTCATACGAGCATCTAATATTTCAACCTGTTCTAAAAAGGTTTTAAAAGGTTTATCCAAAATCATTTCTCCTTAAAAAAACTCCCATATCACTATGGGAGCCGTCTTTGGGTCTATACCTGCGTCCTAAGACTTGTATAGAGCATTCCGTTTACATAGTAAGTATACTTTATTATGTGATAATTGTCAACTATTTTTTATCTATTTCATTTATAATACGTGAAATATTAGTTTGACTAGTTGAAAAACTTCTTGCTAATTCTGCTTGTTTAAAATCTCCAGTTTTATAGTAATGATAGATTTTTTCTTTATCTTCAGATGTTAGTGTGGGCTTTTCGAATTTCTCTAAATTATCATTAACTTTTTCTAGTTTTTCTGCAGTTGCTTTTATATCTTTTAGAGAATTTACAGCTTCTTTAATATCTTCTAATTGAGCTTCTCCATATAAGGCTTTTGATATAATTACTTGTGTTGTTTTTTCAAAATCATTTTTAACATTATCAGTAAGAGATTTGGCTAATCTTACTTTTGTTCCTGTTTCATTTATGATACGTTGTTCAGATTTAATATTTTGTTGTTCTTCTATACTGATTTTTTCATTTTTTTTAGGATTAAATAAACTCATGTTTTCTCCTTTTCTTAATTAGAATATTTTTGAATAATCTATTTATTCAAAAATATTCTATCAAAATTTTGTTAAAATGTCAAATAAAAAAATCTGTATACAAAATCTTATACAGATTGATATAAAAATATTAAGAAAATAAAATCTTATTTTTTCTTTTTAAGAGCTTCATAAAAGAGTTTTACAATCCAAAATAAAATTTTAAAAGGAAGAAAAGAAGTCCAAAAAAATATTTTTATTAAAGAAATTTTTGCCTTAGATTTTCTTCTATAATTTGAACACTTCAAATTTTCCAAAAATCGGGCGTGATAATTATTGAGCTTATAAGAATGTTCTATTTTTTTGAAAAAGTAAGAGTAGTCAGTATGTTCAAATGGAGTATTATTAGTTTCAGATATTTTTTTCTCTAAATTTATAAGTTTCTTTTCAGTATGGTTTAAGGCAAGAACACCAGTATTTATGTTTGAATCTGAAAGTAATTTTAAATGATCCAGTTGATGCTTTTTAATAGAATCAGAAGGACCTTTCACTTCTAAAAATTTAAGTTCATAATCATTCCATATCATAATATCGGGGAATCCGGAACGGTTTTCAGCAATATTATTCATGAAGTATAATAAAACTTCCAAGATATCTTTTGTTTTAACATATTTTGTTATTACCAGTAATTCCTCCAAAGAATATTCCCCACGATAATGAATTAATCTAAAAAGAGAATTTTTTGGTAAAAAATCTGAAAAAGTGTTATATAATTTTTCAACTTTTTGATAATTAAATGTTAGAACACTTTCAATTCCATCTTCCTGAATAATGTTTACTTTTTGTTTTATTTTATTAACTCTGTTGCAGAAAAAATCTTCCTGTTGAAATAAATCATAAGGCATATCAGAGTAGAAAGGCCTATCTGGATAAAAAGAAACATTAATTCCATTGGAAGTAGGACGTGCTAAGTAAATGACATCAAATATCTCATCCCAAAAAAGGAAAGAAAACAAATTCCACCAGTAACTGTTTTGTGAAAAAAGTCCCTTATATCCTTTATCAGAAAAATACTTTAATGCAATATCTTCAATGTGTTCATAACTTTCCCCTTGATAATAATAAATTTTATCTTCTTTTACAAAATCAAGAGTTAAATTTTCAATATTAATCATAAAATCTCCTTTCAAAAAAGAGAGTATAAAATACTCTCTAAATTAAGTATATATGAGTGTTCTAACTCCAAATTAAATATTTATTGCTCCGATAAATTTCCCCCAGATTTTAAATTCATCTTCCTGAGGTTTGACAACAATCGGCAAATAAACATGATTGTCGCTTTGCAGGACAACTTCGCTTTTTGTTCTATAGAATCTTTTTACAAAATAATCCCCATTCAGAAAAAAGATTCCTATGTCCCCGTCCTTCAGGTTTTCATTTTTGGTCGGATCAAAAATAACAATTCCTCCGTCGTTGAGAGTAGGCTCCATGCTGTCACCATGAATAAATGCTGCACGAAGATTTTTATATTTTAATGGCAATTTTATATATGATTCCGGTATTTCATCTACAATGCTTCCAGCTCCAGCAGCAACTGATGAAAATAGTGGAATTTCTGCATAATCGTTTCGTATATCATCAAATATTTCAGCAATGTTCTTTTCTATTGCTTCCTTTTCATGGTAATCATCTAGATCTTCCTTGTCTATATAACCAATCATTTCATAAAATTTTAATACATTAATTTTATATATATTTGAAAGTGCAATTAAGTGAAAAGGATTAATTTTTTTTCTACCAGCATTTTCTATACGATTTAAATCAGCAATATTAATATTTGTTTTACTTTGAAGAAATTCTAACGTATATCCATTTTCAAATCGTAATTTTTTTAAATAATTTCCAAATTCGATTAACTTATCGTCATCAATTTCATTTTTCATAAGAGACCTCCGCAATAATTATAATATTTTTCCTTTTTGTTTTTGGTAAAATATATAAAATATATTTTGAGTTTTAGCAAAATAAAGGTATAATAATTTTGACAAAAGATGGGATTTCTTTTTTCTTCATTAAAACTCCTTTTAGATATGCTGGCAGTCTAGCCGCTGTCAGTATATCTTAAAACAAAAAGTACCGCCTTTTAAAGAGTATTTTAAATAAAAACTTAAAATATTGTTTTGAAGGCGAGCTCTAAAAAGGGGAGAATGGCCTGCAATAATAAATATAAGCGTGCCCTTTGGATCGTTATGATTCTATATCGTTTGCTTATTCACACGGAATAAGACCTCCTTTCGTAGATTTAGGCATGTCTGCTTATGCTCACCAAACCATAAGCAGATATGTCTAAGTCATATGATGGTATAAACAGACTTGCTAAAAATAATATTACCGGAATTACTGCTGATACCGGATTTAAGGTATGTAAGTGGTTACTTAAAAAATTAAAATTTATTGTCAAAAAATGGCCTTCATATTTTGATTTTAAGGGCATTTATGGCATGTAAGCATATAAAGTATAGGCTAAAAATAGCCAATTTTATAATGCTTTATGTGGAAAAACTGAATAAAGTCCAGAGCATCGTCTACCGTATGAAGTTTCAGTATAAATTTCATTCAGGCTAGGGGACTATAACTCCTGAAGTGTAGCATTAGAAAATCAGATGTGGCTGGCATCAGTAAAAAAACAAGTGGTGGAATTCAGCTGCCGGCACAGAAATGTGTCGGGGAGATTAGAACAGGTATTTGACTACGGTCAGATCATTCAGTGGGCGAATTGCTGAATTAATGTTCTAAAATAGGCGACGAGTCGACGGCTAAACCGATAGTCAAATTTTTTCTCTTATTATTTGCAGATTTAAAAAAAATTTCTGTAAATAGTAGGAGAACACAGCTCGGATGTCTCTGAACTCCCCTCAAGTCAAAAATTTTGCACAGAAAAAGTCAAGAAAATTTTTAGACTAGAAGAAATAACAAAAAGTAAACCACTAAAAGGTTACTTAATAAAGAAGAAATTAAATAAAAATTTAAGTGTATATGAGCCTAACTCCGATAAAAAATAATAAAATAACGGAGGTTAGAATGGTATTGCAGAGACAAGGTAATAAAAAAGCATTGTTTAAAAAAATAGAAAAATATATACCCAAACATGAAATTTATATAGAACCGTTTTTTGGAGCGGGCGGGATTTTCTTTCTGAAAGAGAGAGCCAGGTATAATTTTCTAAATGATTTGGACAACGAAGTTTTTAATTTGTTCCAGGTAATTAAAAATAAGCCGGTACAGTTTAAAAATTTACTTCAGATGGTTCCAAAACACAAAAAGCAGTTTGAATACTGGAAAAAAAATCTGGAAAGAATAGATACATGGCAGGCTGTCAGATTTATATATCTTTCAAATTTTTCTTTCATGAGTTCAGGAAGCACATTGAAAATGGGAACATCAAATACAAAGTTTCTGACATTGAGCAGAATAAAAGCAACATTTGATGCACTGATGGACACTACATTTGATAACTCACCATATGAGAAATTTTTCAAAAATATTGCAATAAAGCAAAAACAGGGGAAAAACAAGATATTCATATACTGTGATCCTCCATATGTAGGAACTTCACAAGTGTATAATGCTCCAAAGTGGACACTGAAAGATTTTGAAACTCTGATAAAATTTCTAATCGGATATGGTGAGAAATTCATGGTTTCAGAATTCAATTCTTCTGAAGTGTTAAAAGTGGCCACGAATAACAATCTGAATGTTATAGAGATTGGAGAGAGACGAAACCTAGGCAACAGAAGAACTGAAATAATAATAACAAACTATTAAACTATTAATGAGAGGGAGAAAAATGGAATTAAAAGATTTTAGTGAGATTATATCAAAATATGACTTTGAAAAAGTAGAATTAGAAAAAGGAATTTTAAAAATCACAATTACTGAAAATAAGCAGCTTATGATTGATACGAAAACAAGTAAAATTCTTTTATTTCCTTCCATTTCATTGAATTTAGCTTTAGAAGAAATCACTAAAATAAAACAGCTGATAAAAGAAATGAGGTGGGACCTTGTCATTGAATGATATGCAGCAGGAATTTGAAGAATATCTAAAAGGAAAATATTACTCAAAACATACTGTACGTACATATCTTACAAATTTTAGAAAATTTATGGCCGACATGGATGTTTCTAATATTGAAGAACTGAACAGTGAAAAATTCCTCAAATATGAAGAAAAGCTGCAGAGCGAAAAAAAGAAAGGTCAGACTATAAATACAAAGTTTGAATCAATCAGGAGTTTCCTAAAATTCCTGTATGAATCAAAAAAGATTTTAGCCCCGGTATGTGAAATAAGATCTTCAGGACTTAAAATGAACCTTCCGGAAATAAAAATCCGGATATATGACAGATTCTATAAAAAAGAGCTGTCAATCAAGGAAATAAAAAGAATTCTCCGGGAGATCCAGGGCGAATCAAATAAGTTTTATAGACTGAGAAATGAGATACTGATTCAACTTCTGGCCACAACTGGACTAAGAATATTTGAAGCATTACAGCTGAACATAGACGAGGTCATTTCAGGTCGATGTGAAGTTGTTGGTAAAAGAAATAAAATCCGGACAGTTTTAATACCGGCAACGGTAGTAAAAAAATGTCGTGAATTTAGAAAGTTCCGGAAGGAACTGTATCTCAGAAATGAAAAATTATTTATAGGCTCAAAGGACAGTCCGCTAAAAGAACAGGCTTGTCTGAGAGTTTTGAAAAAATATGGAAAAATAGCAAAGGTCAAAGAAAAAAAATTGTTTTTACATAACTTGCGGCACTTCTACACAATTGACTGTATAAAACAGGGAATGGATCTTAATACAATTGCTCAAAATTTAGGAATTGAAGATCTTGAAATTTTGAAAATATATCAATCAAGAGATTTAAAAGTGCTTCAGGAACAGAGTAACAAGAAAGGGAGAAGATTGCTTGTTTAAAGAAAAGTTTATATATTGCCCTAAATGTGGAGCTAAGCTTGCACTGGAAATAGATGGAAAATATGAACGCATGGTGCATGTGAAGGGGTCAAAGACTGAAGTAATGATAGGAACTCATAAAACTATTCTTATCTGTAACAGCAAAAGATCTGACGCAAAGCATAAGGAAGTGTGTGGTCAAAGGGTAGAAATTGAAAACGGTAAATAACCGTTTTTAAAAACAGGCATTAAAAAGTATATATGTATTAAATAATCAAAAATATAAAATATAAGGAGTGAGAAAAATGAAAGTAAATGTTATGAAAAAAACTGTAAAAAGAAAAATAGGATTAAAAACAAAGGAAAATATTGTAATCTCATCATTGTATGCTTGGTTAATTATTTCAGCATTAGCAATGATTTTTGCGAATGAATTTCAGGATTGTGTTAAAGTAACAATTGCAAGTTTATTATCTGTAGCATGTTTAATAACAGTTTTAAAGATTTTTTTTGGGAGAATATTATGAAAAAAATACTGGATATTTTATTCAAGAAAAAGAAAAAAGGGGTTACAAGGGAAATAAGAATAATAGAAAACGGAAGAGAAAAATGGATAAGAACTGACAGGAGGTTCTAATGCAAATCAGAATAACACATTTAAATAGAAATATAACAGAGGTTTCAGCTCTTCAATACAAAATAATGAAAAATGATATCTTAATAGATGAAAAGATATATAAGAAAGAACAGCTATTAAAAGTAGAAATAAATGGAATATCTGTTTTTGAAAGAATAACTGATAACAATGACAGATATTCCAGAATAGAAGATTTTGAAGAATTTAAAGGAAAAACATTGCGGGAGAAATGGACAGATTACAAACAAATAAAAAGCTTCCGTTATGATTCGGCCTATGTAAATCCTTATATAATAAGTGTTTATAATAAAGAAAAAGATTTCAGTTATGAGAAATTTTTCCGGACACTGAAAGAAATGAAAAAATTTATAGATGAAAATTTATTGAAATATAGTTAGGAAGGGAGAAAAGATGACAAAAGAAGAAATGAAGGAAACTTTGAAAGAAGTACAGAAAAAAGTTCTTTTATCTTATGATGAAGAAAAAATAAAAGAGTTTCTAAAAATTTTAAAAAAGCCAATTCCTGAAAATCCTACAGTCTTTTGGATTGGAATTCACAAGTGGATATGCAACTTACCAGACTTCACAGATGAGGAAAAGAAATTTTCAAGAAGACTTTTAAAGGAATACAATTTTTCAGAAAGTATTACTGAAACAGGAAAACCATTTAATGCAAAGGATTATTTATTATAAATCAGAAAGGAAAAAGAATGGAGACAAAGCAACTGTATAAAATGTTAGGTATGGTAAAGGAATTCTATGAAGCATTTCATCAAAATCAATACATATTTAATGGAAGATATGTAAATAAAGATAGAAAAAAACTGAGAGAAAAACTATTCAATGAAGAATTAAAAGAATATTTGATAGGAGAATTTAAAGAGAACATTTCAGAAGAAGAAAGACAAATAGAAAAGTTAGATGCAGTTTGTGATATGTATTATATAGCTCTTGGGAATGTTCTTGAGAAATCAAAAGATAGACAAGATAGTGTAAAAAATGTAAGAACAGGAAAAGAATTTCAATTAAGAATAGCAACTTATTATCAGAATCAGGCCAGGTTTAATAATGATTTTGTATTTAAAGCATTTGAAGAAGTTCATAGAAGCAATATGAGTAAGTTAGGATTAGATGGAAATCCAATATATAGGGAAGATGGAAAAATAATAAAAGGACCGAATTATTTTCCTCCTAATTTAAAAAAATTTTTTAAAAGAGGTGCATAGAATGATAAGAAAAAATTTGGATAAAAGAATTGAAAAAAAATATAATGAAATAATAAATGAAGCAAAAGGATATAAAAAAATAAAAATGATATTTGAGAAAAGTATTTACATGTCTAATAAAAATTCTTTTAAGATCTGGGAATTATTAAAAATATTAGGAAAATTAAACAAGATTGAAGAAGATAATAAAGTGGAAAATCCTTATGATTTTCCAGCTATGGGGTGACTATCATGAAAAATACTCAAAATATAATAGATGAAATTCAAAATTTAAAAAGTAAATACTGTGTTTCAGCTTATTTAGAAATAAAAAAAATACTAGGAAAAAACGGAATAATAGAGAACAAATCCGAAGAACAAGAAATTCAAATAAAATTAGATAAAATAAACATATTAGTCAAATATGATAAAGTTTATAGCCATAAAATACCAGTTGAAAATTACGTTACAGATGTAATTTTAAATTAAAGGGAGAAACAATGGGAAGTATCTATGTGATAAATAAAAAAAAGATTAATCAGAACAGAGTAACTGATAATTTTTATGAGATAATGATAAAAAGAACGAGAGAGATGCTTAAAAAACTTGAAGAAATAGAGAAATATAAGCTTATCTCTAAATATTTTTTAGAAAATCGAAAAAATGAAGAAAATATAAACTAATTTACAAGTAAAGTAATATATGAAAAATAATAATGAAAATGTAGTCTATTAGAAGTATTGTTTTATATGCTTTTGATAGACTTTTTTATATACTAAATATATAGTTATATATTATATGTAATGATTTAGTTTAAAGTTTCTATTAAAAATAAGGGAAAAATATAAACAGAAAAGCAGGAAAACTAAAAAAAGCAACTCGCAATATACTCCTTTTAAAGAGTTTCAGAGAAATGGTAAAAAAGGACAAATGAAACTCTAAAAAATGTAAACTGATATGACAAGAAAAAATTTAAAATTTATTCGTGCAATCTGCTTTAAATTCTTATTTTGAAACTAATTTCCTAGAATTTGATTTGAAGTAGATTGAGATGTGTAGTTGAAAATGATAAAAATGACTCCGAGAATATAAACGAGTTTATAAACTTTGAAATAGAAACTCCGAGATTTTAGTTTATATAAAAATGGCTGTTTTTTCTAATTTTTAGCCCCTTGTAAGTCAATAAAATCAATATTTTCAGAGTTTTGATTAACTACATTTTACCGTAAATATTGGCTTTGAGCCTTGTGTCCGAGATAAATTTTAAAATTGAACATTATACAATTATTTTGTGCATTTTTTTATCAAAAACTATTGATTTTTTGTAAAAAATGAGGTATATTATCAATATAAAATGTTTAATTTGGAACATTTATATATAAAAGTTCAATCTAATAAAAGGAGTTATAAAAATGAATAATCTGGCTATGGTAAATTATTTTGGAAAATCAGATTTAATAATATCTGATAAAAAAAATTATTATGTTGAAAATAACATTAAATACCTAAGAATACAGGAATATGTAGAATTAGAAAAAGGAATAAAGGATGACTTTCATAAGATGCTTGTGAGATTTTTATTTGAAACAGCGGCTAGAATCTCAGAAGCTTTAGAGTTCGATATAAAGGACATTGATTATAATTACAATAAAGTAAAATTGATTAATTCAAAACAGAGAAAAGAAGCAAAAAGGGAGTGCATCATTTCAAAAGAATTAATGAATATGATTTTGATACATATTAATAAATACAAGCTGACAAAAAAAGATAAATTATTTGTAAAAGTTACTTCTTCTGGAAAAAAAATATACAAAAGAAATTCTGCTTTTACTATGCTTAAAAAATATGGAAGCAGTATATTGAATTATGATTGGGTAACTCCGCATACACTAAGACATACAAGAGCTATTCATTTATTAAGTGAAAATGTGGATATAGTCAAAGTTCAGAAATTCCTGGCACATAAAAGTTTGCTAAATACTTTAGTATACCTGCAGTATATTAATCGTGATATTGATAACAGTATCATACAAGCAAATGCAAGCATAGGGATATATTAGAGTTGAAAAATCTTTGATTTATGATATAATTTAATCATAGAGACCGAGAGTCCTTTGAGTTATTTTAAATAGCTCAGAGGGCTTATTTTTTTTATAATAAAGGTGGTGAAAAAAATGCAGGCATGGAAACTGTCAAAATTAAAACAATACTATCAGACTCAGCTATATGAAGCTGGGGGTGATGACAAAAAAATAAATAAGAGGCAGATAGCCAAATTATATGGAATATCTGCACAGAATTTAAATAATTATATAAATAGAAAAAAATGGAATGATTTATCTGAATTTGTATATGTTCCACTAGATTTGAAACCTGGAATAAAAAAAACCGAGCCTTTAAACGGGAGCAGGTCAAAGCTTACAGGAGAAATGCTGGAACAGCTCTTTGAGTATGCAAGAAGAACAAATGAGGACGGGAAACCTACTTATACAAATCAGGAAATAGCAGAAAAACTAGGAATATCTGTTTCCACATTTTATAAATACTATCAGGAAAACATACATTTTTACAAAGCACTTAGATCTGCAAGAAGATTAGGACAAGTAGAAGAGGCAATGTTTAAGACTGCGACAGGATATAAATACGTAGAATCCAAAACTGAAGATATAGTTATTGGAAATATTGGGAAAAAAACAGGAGAAATAAAAAATACAAAAATAATAAAAGAAGTACTTCCTGATGTTCGTGCACAAAAATATTTAATGTCTAACATAGCTCCTGATGAATATACAGAAAATAAAAAGGTAGAACAGAAGATAACTGTATCTGAAGACATTAATCTTTCACAATTATCCGATGAGCAGCTTGAAAAAATGTTAAAGGATCTGGAAGATGGAAATAAAGAATAATCTTAAAAATGAGATATTAAAAAGAAAAATACAGAAAGAAAAAGCAAAAAGAAATCTGCTTGATTTTCTTGTTTATGATGGCGAAGGCAGATATAAAAAGGCTAAACATATAGAATTTCTTACAAGTAAAATTCAGGAGTTTGTCAATAAAGTGGAAGCTGGACAATCTCCTAGGATGTTTATCTGCATGCCTCCACGTCACTCTAAATCTGAAACAACAACAAAAAAAATGCCAGCGTGGGTAGTTGGAAATAATCCGGACTGGGAAATAATTATAGCTGCTTATAATGCAGATCTTGCTAGTGATTTTGGGAAAATAGCAAGAGATACATATAAGAAACATAATAGGAATGGAAGTAAAGTATTTGATAATGAGCTTGATAGAGATAAATCAGCAGGGTCTAACTGGGGAATAAATATGCATAGGGGTTCTGTTGTCAGTACAGGAGTTGGTGGTTCAGCAACTGGTAAAGGAGCACATATTGCAATAATAGATGATCCTTTTAAAAATAGAGAAGATGCTAACTCTAAAATACAAAGGGATAAAGTTTGGAGCTGGTATCAGTCTACAATCCGTACAAGGTTAGCCCCTGGTGGTGGAATTATAATTATTCAAACCAGATGGCATGATGATGACCTAGTAGGTAGGATTATTAAGGAGATGCAAGCAGGAACAGGAGAATTATTTGAAGCTATTGTTTTGCCTGCCATATCTGAAGAGAATGATATTCTTGGAAGAGAACCAGGAGAAGCATTATGGCCAGAAAGATATTCTTTAAAAGAATTGGAATCAATCAAGAAAGCTATAGGAGAGCGAGAGTTTATTTCCCTTTATCAGCAACGGCCACAGGCAGAAGATGGCGGTCTTTTTAAAAGACAGTATTTCCAGTACTTTAAAGTAATAGAAAATAGATATATTGAAATAGCCACAGCCACAGGAACAAAAAGAATAGATACAAGAGAATGTTTTGCTTTTCAGACAATAGACACGGCTCTGACAGTAAAGAAGAGCAGTGACTCGACTGCAATAGCAACATGGGCTTGTGACAGGGAATATAATTTGTATCTGATTGATTTATTTTTAGATAAGATAGAAGTCCCGGATCAATGGACAACAATAAAACAGTACAGACTAAAATATGATGGATTTTTAAAATTTCAGGCTATAGAGACTAAACAGTCCGGAATAGGGATAATACAACAGGCAGAAAGAGAAGGAATAGCATTAAAGGAATTAATAGCTGATGTAGATAAGACAACGAGAGCATTGGCTATTTCAGTAATGTTTGAAGCAGGGAAAGTATATTTTTATCAGAATTTACCTAAATTATTAGATTTAGAAGAACAGCTGATAAAATTCCCAAATGCTGCACATGATGATGCAGTTGATGTGTGCAGTTATGCCGGGATTGTTGTAAATGAACTAAATAAAATGTTTATTAGCTATGAGAAAAAATTTATAGGAGTATAAAATGGATTTTATGAAAGCGGCAGCAAGTAAGCTGGTAAAAGAAATAATAAGTTTAGGAAGTTCTTCCGTTTCAGGAGAACTGACAGACGATTTAGTAAAGCGGATGTTAAAAGACATGGATATTAAATCAGCGATAGAATTAATGAATGAATCTGTCATTTCCCGTGAATGGATGATTGAAACTGATGAACTGGAACATAAAGAACAGGCACTGGAAATACAGAAAAGATTTAATAACATGAATATGTCTAGAATTTTAAAGGATATGTTGAAAGCAGAGGTTAAGAAAAAAAGTATTTTTGAAATATCTTTTGATAATATGGCCATAAATGATTTGGTGCTTTTACCTAACAAATATATCAGTTATGACAAGGAAGCAGGATGGAAAATAAAAACAAGAGATACTGAAATTATTATTGAAAATGAAAATAATAAGTTTTTAATATGCATAAATAATGGCTCTCTTGAAAATGTTCAGGGAGAAAGTGAACTGGAGCCTCTTGTTAAACCATTTCTGGCCAAAGAAAATTTAGAAAATAAATTAAATGCAATTATAGAAAAATACGGCGATATTATTACTGTTTTTGCTTATGAGCCACCGTTAGAAACAGCATCTAAAGAAGAAAAAGATAAAAGATACAGCAGTGTAGAAGAACAGGCAAAACAACTGAAAGAGGCAAAAGGAAAAGATGTTCTTGCAGTTCCTGCTTCTGGCGAAAAACCGCTTAGTAATTTTGTTGAGTTTATTAAATTAGACGATTTGAAACCAGAAATTTATTTGCAATTGCAGGAAGCAAAAGAAAAAGCTATACAGAAATACATAATAGGATCTACTCTCGTTACAGGAGTAGACGGAAACAGTGGGAATAGAGCTTTAGGAGAAGTGCATAATGAACAGAAAGAACTGAAAATAAATGCTAAAATAAAGAAAATTAGGGACTGGTTTCAAAAGTTAATAGAAATAGATGCTGAACTTTATGGCTATGACTCAAGAAATTTCTATTTTAAATTTGTAAAAGAACTGAACGAAAAAGAAACTCTTGAACTTGAGACTAATAAAACAAAAATTTTTTCTGATAAAGTGAATTACATAGTAAAAATAGTCGAAAGTGGCTATACTTTTACAAAAGAAAAAATAGCTGAAATATTAGGAATTGAAGTAAATGATTTAATGGAAATTAAAAAGGAAAATAAGAATTTTGAATTTTCTAAACTTAAAAAAAAACTAGATATCAATAAAATAAGAAAAAAACGTGAACTAATAGAAAAAAATCAAGCAAAATTTGATAAGTTTATCGATAATAACTTTAAAAAGTGGCAAAAAAAAATATTAAAAGCCATACGTGAAAAGATAGAGAAAATAAATAATGTATCAGATTTATTTAATTTGAGTTTTAACTATGATAATAGCTTAGAGGATATGATGTTAATGTCGTTGATACAAGGCTTTGATAATGCTGTTATCATTGATAATGAAATTACAGAATTTTCAGATGCAAAAGTCATAACAAGAAATGCTGCACTTGATATTTTTTTGAAAAAACATCCCTCTTTATATAATGATATTGAAAATGAAATAGAACATGCAAGACAAAAAAATTTTTGGATTAAAAAAGTCACGGATGTAAATATTACTGAAAAAATTTTCAAACAAATGTCAAATACTCTTGAAAATGGTGGAACATTTAAAGAATGGAAAAAAGATGTAGATAATATTCTATCTCAAAGTGGATTGATTTTAAGTGAAGGATATTTAAAAACGGTGTTTCGAACTAATATGAATCATGCCTATAATGCTGGAATATATATGAAAATGAATAAGTATAAAGATCGTTATCCATATTATCAATATTGTGGAACATTAGATGGTAGAGAACAGGAACATACAAAGGAATTAAATGGGAAAATATTTGAGATAGGAACAGCTATATCAGAAAAATATTTTCCACCAAATGGTTTTAATTGCAGATGCTATACGGTATCATTGACAGCTGATGAAGTAAATCCTAGTGAAGTTGTTACTGATGGGGATATTAGTCAAGACATAGGAGATTTTACGGGCAATATTGGAACTGATAAATATATAGAAACACTTAAAAAGAATTATAATGAAAAAGTAAAAAGTATTGAAAAAATAGAAAAAGAAGTGTTGCAAAATATAGAAAAAGAGGGTAAAATTAAAAAAGAAGAGAAATTTGTAGAAGCTAAAAACATAAAAGAAGCTAATAAATATGCTGAAGATGTTTTGGGGATTAAAGCTGATTACAGAGGTGTTGATATAAAGTGTGCTAACGAATGGAATAAAGGAATTTTTGAAATGAAACAATTATTCCCTGAAGTTACTGACAAATTAAAATTTGTTGGTTCCATACAAGGTAGAAATCAAAGCATAAAGAGAGAATTAACATACTATTTTAAGGAAGAAATAAATAGTAAATACAAAGGATTGTATTCAGAAAAATTATTAGAATCTATTGTTAAAGAGAATGTTGATAAAATATTAGACTTGATTAAGCCTAAAAAAAATACAATGGCTGTTTCTCTTTCATTATCAAAAGATGTTTTAATAGATAATCCTGAACTCAAAGTTGTATTTGAGCATAATGGGATTTCTATGAATAAAAATTATTTTCAAGATTATGAATTCGTAAAAATGGATAAAACAGAACAAGTTAATGAAAAATGGAAGCCAATAGGAACTAATACTGTAAAAGGAACTTTTGATCACGAATTTGGACACCAGTTAGATAAATTTTTAGATTTAAAAAATGATAAAGAGATAGAAAAAATACATAAGCAATTAACAAAAGAAAATAGTTTTAAAGAAAAACTTTCAGGTTATTCTCAAAAAAGTAAAGCTGAAATGATTGCTGAGGCTTGGAGCGAATATAGGAATAATTCAGAACCTAGAGAAGTAGCTAAGAAAGTTGGAAAGAGGGTTGAGGAACTATGGCAACAATATCAGAAAAAGAAATAAGATTTAATAAAGAAATTTCAGAAATTCTTTATGGAAATGGCAAAACATTTGACGAAATTGTTAAAGCTGATATTTCTGAAAATGAGTTTAAGGAACAAGCTAAAAAATTATTGTGGACATCTGAAGAAATTGAAAATTTTCTTTCAAAACATAAAGAGGAAATAAAAATTGGAAAATTTACACCATTAAGAGTAATTATGTTTGAAAATTTGGTGGAGTAAGTAATGATAAAATGACAATTTTACCAAAAAACAAGGAATATCTATAGAAAATAAAATTAGGTATAATTTTTGAAAAGATTTTATGTATAAAGGAATATTATGAAGTTTGAAATAAAAACAAATGTAGATGAATTTTCATTGAATTTTAGTGAAAAAATAGAAGAAATTCAGCAGGAAGAGTTATTAGAAGAAATAGGCTTCTATATGGAAAATGAAATGAGAAAAAGATTTGATACAGGTACTGATATGAATGGCAACGCCTGGGCAAAACTAAAATATCGCCAAGGGAAGCCATTGCGGGATACAGGAGCTTTAATGGGGTCGTTAGGAACTGCAGAAATAAGCGGCAATAAAATTTCTGTTTTTTCAAATTTAAAATATGCAAGACTACATGACCAGGGTGGAACAATAGAACCAAAGGAAAAGAGTATTCTACATTTTAAAATTGATGGAGTGGACTACTTTTCTAAAAAAATAACAGTTCCTTCCAGAAAATTCTCAGGAATTTCTGACAAAAATAAAAAAGAAATTCAAAAAATTGTAAGTGAGTATTTTGAAAAGAAATTAAAATAATTTGCTAAAAATTGAAAAATAATATATAATATTTCTATGTAAAGAGACCTAGAGTCCAGTTTCGTGAAAACGAGC